ATATTTCAGGGGACTGGATGACCCTTTGAAAATCACATCCATCACATGTGAAGTTGGTGTTCTTTGTTGGATGTGGATTGAAGAAGCCTATGAAATAATGTCAGAAGATGACTTTGACACACTGACTGAATCAATGCTTGGTGATTGTCCTGAAGGATTGTTCAAACAGGTCACAATCACATTCAATCCTTGGAATGAAAGACACTGGTTGAAGAAAAGATTCTTTGACCATCCTGATGAAGACACACTTGCAATCACAACCAATTATCTTTGCAATGAATGGTTGTCAGAAGATGACCTGAAACAGTTTGAAAAGATGAAGACCAAGAATCCAAGAAGATATGCAGTTGCAGGTCTTGGTGGATGGGGAATCATTGAAGGTCTTGTCTATGAGAATTGGAAAGAAGAAGAATTTGACATCAAGTCAGAAGCATTTCAGAAGGAACATCCAAGACTTCTGACAAGATGTGGTCTTGACTTTGGATATACCAATGACCCTTCTGCACTTCCAGTGATGTTCTTGGACAAGGAAAAGAAACAACTATTTGTTTGGGATGAACTGTATCAGACAGGACTGTCAAACAAAAAGATATATGAAGAAATCTGTCACATGGGTTATCAGAAAGAAAGAATCACAGGTGACAGTGCAGAACCAAAGTCAATTGATGAATTGAAAGGTTATGGTTTAAGAATCAAGGGTGCAAAGAAAGGAAAAGATTCCATCAAGAATGGCATCCAGTGGATTCAGGAACTGGAAATCATAATTCATCCAAGATGTGTCAACTTCCTGACAGAAATTTCAAACTATTCTTGGGACACAGACAAGTTTGGAACAAGATTGAATGTTCCTATTGATGACTTCAATCATCTGATGGATGCAATGAGATATGGACTGGAAGATGACATCATTGACAAGAACTGGATGTTCTAAAAATTGGAAAGAAAGGTGAAGGTTTGGAATGTTAAGTGAAGAAAGAATCCTTCAACTAATAAATGAAGACAAACTTTCTGAAAAGAAAAGAAAAGCACTTGAAGGTCAGAAATACTATGATGCAGTGCATGACATTCTGAACTTCAGGATGTTCTATTTCAATGCAGATGGTCAGTTGGTTGAAGACAAAATCAGAAGCAATTCAAGAATCTGTCATCCATTCTTCACAGAATTGGTTGACCAAGAAGTGCAGTACATGTTGTCAAATACAGAATCATTCATTCTGTCAAAGGAAAAGGATGATGCACTTCAGGGATATTTGGACACATATTTTGATGATGATTTCATCAGTGAACTGTCAGATGTTCTGACTGGTGCAGTGTCCAAAGGTTTTGAATATATGTATGCATACAAGGGAAGTGATGACAGACTTCATTTCCAGTGTGCAGATTCCATTGGTGTTGTTGAAGTCAGACAGAAAGAATCTGATGATGGTTGTGAATATGTCATTTACTGGTATATAGACAGGATTGACAAAGACAAGAAGAAAATCAAAAGGGTTCAGGTGTCAGACAAGAATCAGACATGGTTCTATGTTCAGATTGAAGATGGAAAGTTGGAACTGGACAAGGATGAAGAAATCAATCCAAGACCACTGTACATGTACACCAAGGATGATTCAGGTGAAAAGTTTTGGTCACCACTTGGTTTTGTTCCATTCTTCAGACTGGACAACAACAGAAAACAGACATCAGGTCTGAAGACTGTCAAAGGTCTGATTGATGACTATGATTTGATGGCATGTGGACTTTCAAACAATCTGAAGGATTTTGACACACCACTTCATGTGGTCAAAGGATTTCAGGGTGACAATCTTGATGAACTTGCAGTCAATCTGAAGACCAAGAAGATGATTGGTGTTGACCCTGAAGGTGATGTGGAAATCAGAACAGTTGATATTCCATATCAGGCAAGACAGGCAAAACTGGACTTGGATGAAAAAAATATATACAGATTTGGAATGGGATTCAATTCTGCACAGTTGGGTGATGGAAATGTCACCAATGTGGTCATCAGGTCAAGATATGCACTTCTTGATTTGAAGTGCAACAAACTTGAAAAAAGACTGAAGGCATTCCTGAAGAAGATTCTGAAGGTTGTCTTGAATGAAATCAATCAGGAACATGAAACTGATTATCAGTTGACTGATGTTGAATTTGATTTCACAAGGGAAGTCATGACCAATGCAACTGATAATGCACAGATTGAACTGGTTGAAGCACAGACAAGACAGACTGATGTGAACACCTTCCTGAATCTTCAGACTGCAATTCCTGAAGAAACATTCCTGAAGGCAATCTGTGAAGTCCTTGATTTGGACTATGATGATTTGAAGGATGCATTGGAATCTGAATCACAGGATGAACTGGACAAGGCAATCACAACACTGGATTCAGTTGTTCCTGATGATGAAGGTGGTGATGCAGATGAACAGAAGACAGAAAACAGTTCAAAGGCAGTTGTTGCAGAATGAAAAACTGTACATCAAAGACCTGAAACACCAATATGCAGTGTCAGTTGCTGAAGTGGACAAGGTGATTCAGGGTCTTCTTGCAAGGGAACAGACACAATCTGTTGTGTATCAGTTGCAGTTTCAGTTGCAGTTGCGTGAACAGTTGACAAGAATCTATGGTGACATGCAGACAAAGAACTATGACACCATGATGCAATATTTGAATGGATGTTATAAAGAATCATTCATTGGAACCATCTATGACCTGCAAGGTCAGGGAATTCCACTTGCATTTCCTGTGAATCAGAATCAGATGACCAAGGCAGTGGTCACAGATTCAAAAGTCAGTGGTGGTTTGTACAGAAGACTTGGAATCAATGTCAATGACCTGAAGGAATCCATCAGGGTGGAAATCACAAGGGGAATTGCAAGTGAAAAGTCTTATGAACAGATTGCAAGGGCAATTCAAAGAAGGTCTGATGTTGACTACAACAAATCTTTGAGAATTGCAAGAACTGAAGGACACAGGATTCAGACAACTGCATCCTTGGATGTGATGCATGAAGCAATTGAAAAGGGTGCAAACATAAAGAAACAGTGGGATGCAACACTGGATGGTGTCACAAGGGACACACACAGGGAACTGGATGGTCAGATTGTTGATGTGGATGAAGATTTTGTTGTTCCTTCAACTGGTGACAGGGCATCTGCACCATCAATGTTTGGTGACCCTGCTGAAGATTGCAATTGCAGATGTTGTGTTCTGCAAAGGGCATCTTGGGTTTTGGATGCAGATGAAACAAGAACCAAGATGGACAATGATTCCAAGACCTATGTGTCTTTTAAGGAATCAGGATATGAAGCATTCAAAAATGCATATTTTGAAAACTATGATTGAAAGACAGGACATCCAGTGTTGGGTGTCCTGATTCTTTTGGTTCCTTGGTCAAATGGTAAAGACATGACCCTTTCAAGGTCAAGATGTTGGGTTCAATTCCCACAGGAATCATTCATCAGGGATGATGTAAAACATCCACCAATGTCAATTCAGGACATAACCTGTAAAAATTGTAGACAAAGGAAAGGAAGGTACAAAAACATGACATTGCAGGAAATTTTGAAATCACAGGGACTGACAGAAGAACAGGTGACAAAGATTGTTGGTGAAATGAAGCAGAACAAGATTTTCACTGCATCTGAAGAAAACCTTGATGTCAGATATGGGAAGTTAAAAACTGACCATGATGCACTGACACAGAAGGCATCTGAATCTGAAAAACTGATTGCAGAACTTCAGAAGGCATCCAAGGACAATGAAGGCATTCAGGCAAAGATTGCTGAATATGAAGCAACAATCAAGGCAAAGGATGCAGAACTGGAAAAGACCAAGGTGGAAAATGCACTGAAGGTTGCCCTTCTTGAAGCAAAGGCAAAAGATGTTGACTATCTCACATTCAAGTTGAAGGAATCACATCCTGATGGAATCAAACTTGATGAACAGGGCAACATCAAAGGATTGGAAGACATGATGTCAGGACTGAAGACACAGTTCCCTGCACAGTTTGACACTGCATCCAATGGTGGAAAGAATGTGGATGAAAGGAAACTTGGTGATGACCAAAACAACCATGATGATGGTGTTTCCAAGGAAGCATTTGACAAGATGGGATATAAGGACAGACTGAAGGTCATGCAGGAAAGTCCTGAACTGTATGCACAGTTGACAGGCAAAACAACAGACAATGGTGGTGCAGGTGCATCATCCAAATAAAGAAAGGTATAGGTGAATAAAATGGCAGTTACAAAAATTTCTGATTTAATCAATCCTGAAGTTATGGCAGACATGATTTCTGCAAAGGTAGACAAGGCAATTGTTGTTACACCTTTTGCAAAGGTAGACAACACCCTTGAAGGCAAGGCAGGTGACACAATCACTGTTCCTGCATACAGTTTCATTGGTGAAGCAGTTGATGTTGCTGAAGGTGCTTCTTGCACTGCAACTGCAATGGCAACTACTTCCAAACAGGCAAAGGTTAAGAAGGCAATGAAGGCGGTTGACCTTACTGATGAAGCAGTTCTTTCAGGTTATGGAAACCCTGTTGGTGAAGCAACTACACAGTTAGCAAAGGCAATTGCATCCAAGGTTGATGCAGATGCAATTGATGCCCTTTACACTGCACAGGTTCAGTACACTGATTCTACAAATGCAATCAAGTACAGTGTTGTAGTTGATGCAATTGACAAGTTTGCAGAAGAA